GTCTAGATCAATCTTTTCATGATTATGTATTGGTTAAAGTTTTTTGTTTGAATAGAAAACCAGACTTACCAATAATTGATGACCTCTATTATAAAATACACCAGAAGAATATACAACCAGCTTTGACAGGTTTATTAGAACAGACTTGGCATTTGAGAGATTTTGTTAATCTTGCTAATGGTTTTGACCAAGTAACTGGCTTCTCAAATAAAGCAGTAGGCTATGTTTGTGAAATAGCAAAAGCTTTATTATTGAGATATAACCGGAAAGCTGAATTTAAAAATTCTAAGTCATTAACGGGAGGTGATTTAGCAACTAATATCACATTGAGGCATGCTGATGAACATGATTATATATCTGTAACATGCAATTGTGAGTATTTAGATAGCTCAAGGATGGAAACATTCACCTGCCGTGTAGATCGACTTGCGATGGCATATGTTCAATTGCTGGGAAGTTATGAGACACACGTTGTTATGAGAGTCCAAAAGCGACTCGCCCAGACTATGTTTGAACAAAATAATAACAACATCAAGTACACAGAATGTGCTGATGCTGTATCCCTAGCTTTAATTATGATAGCTGATGATTCAATGAGGATGTATAAGACTGTTCATCAGGATAAATTAGTTATAAATGCAAGGAATGCTGCTAGGGGAGTGTTTATTAAAACGAAGAATTACTGGGAGAGGGTACTAAAACCTGCTTTGGAATTGACAGCAGTTAAATGTTGGAAAGTGCCTATAGTATTGTTCTTCTTTTATTTAATAGTTCATTGGATAACAAGCATTGGTGTTAAAGCTCAAGATGGCCAAGAACAACAAGATTTAAAGATGGGTGTTGCTTGTATAGCCACCTTCTTGTTTACTGCTTTTATGACACTGTTGTTTAATATTAGAGCACAGTGTAAAGTCACAACTAGGTTGAAATTAAATATACAACCTAAGATAATTTATGGAAATTGTGTGACAAATCCTGATCGCTTAGATATACAAAAGAACTTAGGTAGGTGTAGTCCATTCTGGAGTTTTAAAGATCCTGATTGGAATATAACAGGAATGAATGGTGAACAAGCCCGTACTAAGTTAGGATGCGATAGAGGAAAGAAAGAGGCAGCAATTCAGATTGGCCCTATAATCAGAGGCACGCAAGACATAAGACCGATAGTTAAACATGCTTGTAAGCAGACTATAATGGCAGCAGCAATACGTGCTTGCTCAAATAAGATTGAACCCGAAAAACAAGTGTTTGAAAGCTGGGCATCTTATTTTAATCAATTAAATACTGAATTTATAGGTAAATTGAAGGAGCATGAAAGGATAGTAATTAAGTTTGATGATTGGTTAAAGAAATATCCTGAAGATTATAGAAAGAATATTGAGCTTGTATTAAATAATCCTCAAACATTCACTCGATGTAAGCGAAATACTGTAGAGAAGTATGAATCTTTTCCTAAGATAGAATTTCAGATAGCGACATTTGCCATTGAATGTTGTGATGAGCTAATAAATGACTTGAAAGAACGCCAAATATGCTCACCAACTGATGAAAAGAAGATAATTGGCAATGCTTTGATTAATAAATTGGAAGAGATGGCTGATCTGTATGTGCCTGAATATTGTGGTAGGAAAAACTGGGAACAAATCTGTGCCGATATAGATGCACTTGAGAATTTTATGATTGACCCAATTTATGGTTTTTCCGATGGATCAGGATTTGATATGACATTGATAGCTAAATATCAGAAGCACTCAACAAAGTTTATAACAAGAATACTACGTGAGTGTGAACCTTCTCTACCTAGTGAAATAACTTATGAAGATATAATTCGTATATTTCAGCAGAGTGAGAGTTTGTGTGTCAGTGTTGGGCGTGGTGCTTGTGAGTACCATACTGAAGGGCGTGCCAGTGGTGATGGCTGGACAACCTTTTTA